GATGACATCCCTGCTATGGTTAGTGAGGGTGAGTTTATATTCCCAGAAGATGTAACACGTTATATTGGACTTGACAAATTAATGCAGTTGCGTCAAGATGCTAAAATGGGTTTAAAAAAAATGGAAGCTATGGGCCAGATGGGTAATGGTGATGAAGCTACTATGGACGATGACATGCCTTTTGAAATGGCTGATCTTATTATCGTTGGTGGTCCAATGGAAGAACCACAAAAAAAGTATAAAGGTGGAGTATTACATGCACAACAAGGTACATATGTAGGGCAACAACAACAGCAACCTGCTACAGGTATTGCTGGTTATCAGCCCTCTATGTATGCCAATCGTGCTCCTATTAATCCATATCAGTATCAAGCACCTGCTAGTGCATTTACACCACCTACATATCAAAATACACAAGTTGCACCTAGTCAACCTACATCAGGGTACATGCCTAAATTTGTTGGGCAGGGCGTAACTCGTAAAACTGTTACAGGTAAAGAAACACCTAGAGTAGAAGCAGAACAATTTGTAGAAGATATTTATCTTGACGTAAAGTACATTAATCGTGAAACTGGTGACATTAGAACATTTAAGTTTTATCAGGGTGAACCTATTAGTGAAATACCTGCAGGATATGTACCTTATGAAGAAGGACAAGATCCTGCTGAAGGTACAACGCCACCTGAAGGAGAAGTAACAGTACCCACAACACAAGTCACTCGTAGTGGTAGAGATGACGATCCTACACCTCCACCTCCACCATTTAATTGGGATGAAGCTACACCAGAAGCTATTGTAAATGAAGTTAATAAAATTCAAGGTCCAGCAGGTAGTGTAATGACAGGGCTTGCTGCTGTACTTAATCCTGCACTTGGCGCTATGGTTTATGCTGCAACTAAAGCAAATGAAAAACAAACACTAACAAAGTTAGGAGAAATGTTAAAAGATAAAGACTTTGTTAAAAAAATGTCAGATGCAGGACAATTAAAAAAGTTAAAAGATTCCCTTACTGGACTTGAGGAAAAAACTAAAGGTGAAGGTACTGTTGATATAGATTTATTAGGCACTATTGGTTCTTTAATTAAAGGTGTAACAGGAACACTAAAAGGTATACTTACTCCTGAACAAGAAAAAGATGCTATAGCAGGAGCAGTAAGTAGTGCTGCAAAACAAGATCCTACTAAAAAAGATAATACTATTACTATTACACAACCTGATCCTGTAGATGATATGGTTGCAGGAGAAGATCTTTTTGCGTATGATCCTGAAGAAACTAGCGTATTGGGCGAAACTTCTGTAGTCTCTCCAAAGGAAACTAAGACGCTTACCGCTGAAGAAATTGCACGTATAGTTGCAGGAACTCCTGAAGAACCAAATGCTGCAGAAACAGCTTCTGTTATAATTCAAAAAGCATTAGATGCGGCTAGAAGTGGTGTAACAACAGAAGCTCCTATTGATCCAATTATAGCTGCTGCAAGAAGGTCTGCAGAACAAGGTGCCGCTGCATTTAGGGCATTACAAGATCAACCCCCAGAAGAACAAGATACTGCAGATCCTTTAACTATGGCTCAAACTGCAATGAAAGCTATGACTAGAGACAGAGAAGAACAAAGAGAAGCAGCTTTTGAACCTGAATTTTTAGAAGGTTTAGGCGGTCCGTCTCTTGGTTTTGAAGCTGGTCAAGTTGATCCCGCATTGGCGGCAGCAGTCACAAGTCAACCACAAACACCTACAGTAACTACACCTGCAGTAACTACGCCTGCGCCTACTGTAACTACAGCACCTAGACGAGCGGCTAGAGACGATGATTACTCTGCATCCGATATGATGCGAGATATGCAAAGTAGGCAGACTCAAGCTGCAAGTGTTGCTAAAAATGAAGGTGTGTCTGCACCAACATCAGGTGGTGCTCGCAGCGTAAGCACTCCAACAGGAAATGTAGAAACTTATGCATCTACAGTAGAAAGAGGTGGCGGTTTTAATAAAGGTGGACTAGCAGGTAAACCTAAAAAGGAGGCTACCTCAAAAAAACGTGGTTTAGCAGCACGTAAGTAATCTGCTACATTTGTCTGGCTACTCATCCCCCTACCAACACTAGGCTACGGTGGCCCCAGAAAAGGAACTAAAAATGTCCGATACAATTATATCTGAAGAAATGAAAGCACCAACAAAAGTAGCGTTTGCTAATCGTAAATATAGTAATGATGAAAAACGCAAGATGGAAGAAGAAGAATTAGAACAACTTATTGCAGAACAAAAAGGTGAAAGCGTAAAGGAACCACAAGAAGCTGAACCAGCTAATGCAGAAGAAAAAAGTTTTAAAAAACGTTATGGTGACTTGCGCCGACATATGCAAGAAAAAGAAAAAGAATGGGCCGATAAGTTTAATACTATTGAAACACAACTTAAACAAGTCTCCCAAAAAGAAATTAAGTTACCTAAGTCTGATGAAGACATTGAAGCATGGGCAAAAAAATATCCTGACGTAGCAGCCATTGTAGAAACAATTGCAATTAAAAAGGCTAAAGAACAATCTGCAGGACTAGAAGATCGTGTAAAAGAAATTGATGAAATGAGAGCTACAGCTTCTCGTGAAAAAGCAGAAGCAGAATTAATGGCGGCACACCCAGACTTTGGTGAAATACGTAATAGTGATGAGTTTCATGAATGGGCAGAAGAACAGCCTAAGTGGGTACAAGATGCACTATACGAAAATGATAATGATGCACGTTCAGCAAGTAGAGCAATTGACCTTTACAAATCTGATAAAAACATTAGAACTAAGAAACCTTCTAATAGTAAAGATGCTGCACGTTCAGTAAATACCCGTAATAGCAGAAGTCAACCAGATACTAATAGTACTGGTGATACATTTAGAGAAAGTGATGTAGCTAAAATGTCACCTCAACAATATGAAAAAATGTCAGACGCTATTATGGAATCTATTCGTACTGGTAAATTTGTTTATGATATGTCTGGCTCCGCTAGATAAAGGTATTGACATATAGAATATTTATGATATAACTATATGTACAATGGATAGTGCGGCCCTGTTAGGTACTAACTACAGTTACCCGCACTATTAATTAACTAAACTTCCGCAAACAACAATACACGCTTTCGGACAACCTAATGTCTCGTGGCCCGTTTTACTAGAAGGTAGGCCAACTTTCTAATAAACGCACCCTAGTAGAATTAGCCTCTGTTTAAGTCATTGGTCGTTTGCATCTGTGATATTATGCTAAGGAGAATTAAAATGGCATTTTCATCCGCTGCTGGTTATGGTAACTTACCAAACGGTAATTTCTCACCAGTTATTTATAGCAAACAGGTGCAACTTGCGTTCCGCAAAGCATCTGTCTGTGAAGCAATTACTAACTCTGATTATTTCGGAGAAATTGCTGCAATGGGCGACTCAGTTAAAATTATTAAAGAACCTGAGATCACCGTTAAAGCATATGAGCGTGGTACAACTATTACACCACAGGATCTTGACGATGAAGATTTTTCATTGACAATTGATAAAGCTAACTACTTTGCCTTCAAAGTCGATGATATTGAAGAAGCCCATAGTCACGTCAATTTCCAAAGCCTTGCGTCAGATCGTGCTGCTTATCGTTTGGGTGATCAGTTTGACCAAGACGTACTTGGTTACTTGACAGGCTTTAAACAGTCTGCACTACACGGTACACCTGACACAGTAAACACAACTGTTAATGGTACTGTTGCTGTATCTACTGCAGGTACTGACGAACTGTTGTCTTCAATGAAAATTGATGCAGCAGACTTCGGTGGTTCAGCAGGTGATGCTTTGGCATTGCAGCCACGTACAGGTGGAGCAACTGACTCGACTCCTGCCGTTGGTGATACTTTCCCATTGACAGTTATTGCACGTATGTCACGTTTGTTGGATCAACAAAATGTGGATACTCAAGGCCGTTGGTTGGTAGTAGACCCTGTATTTATGGAGTTGTTGAAAGACGAAGACTCACGTTTGTTTAACGCTGACTTTGGTGGTTCTGGATTGCAGAATGGTCAAATCGGAACAAACATTCATGGTTTCCGTGTATACACTTCAAACAATCTGCCATCAGTAGGTACTGGTCCTTCTTTCACAGGTACGAACTCTGCTGTCAACTATGGTATGATTGTTGCTGGTCATGATTCAGCCGTTGCAACTGCAGAGCAGATCAACAAAACTGAAACGTATCGTGACCCAGATTCATTCGCTGACATTGTTCGTGGGATGCATCTATATGGTCGCAAGATCCTTCGTCCAGAAGCTCTTGTGAACGCTAAGTATCACTTGGCATAAGGAGACTGAATAATGGCACTTGGTGATAACACACTTACTGCAGCACGTGGCAATTCGCAACGTGGTCGCAATCCTTATATGGTACAAGCTACACTGGACTTTGCACAAGCTGCAACAGACAAAGGTTCTGCTTTAGCAGCAGCCGATGTTATTCCAGTACTGACTATCCCTGCTAACACCGTGATCCTTGGTGCAGGTATGGAAGTAACCGAAGCACACGCAGGTACTTCTACTAACACTGCATTTGACCTTGGTATCGGTGGTGGTGCTAATTTTGTTGACGGGTTTGACTTTGATGGCGCATCTGTAGGCGACTATGCTACAATGGCAACTACTGCCCCTGTAGTAATCGGTGGCACTGCAGATAACCTTGACGTTACCTTACAAGCAATGACAGGTACTACAACTGCAGGTAAAGTTCGGGTTTATGCAATCCTAATGGATTGTGATGATCTTGGTGACATGGCAGCTAACGAAGTTGATCGTGACGCACTTGCATAATTAAAATACTGGGTGGGCTGCTTATTTGTGGCCCACCTATACTTGTATATAAAGGAACCAAATCATGGCTATTACAACTGCAATGTGCAACAGTTTTAAACAAGAGTTACTTGGTGGTATCCATGACTTAGATACCGACAGTATTAAACTTGCACTAATTAAAGCATCTCCTTCGGGAACATATAATGCTTCTACAACTAACTATTCAGATGTTACAGGTAATTCTGACGAAGCATCAGGAACAAACTATAGTGCAGGTGGTCAAGTATTAGACTCTGCAACAATTAGTTTATCAGGCTCTACAGCTATTGTAGATTTTGCAGATGAAGTATTTGCCAATGTAACTGTATCAGCAGATGGATGTATTATTTATAACGCTGGTCAATCAAATAAAGCTATTGCTGTAATTGATTTTGGAGGAACAG